AGGGGCTGGTAATGTCGATCATCACCGGCTCCTCTCCAAGAGCCCCCTTATTGTTCCCTAGACCACCCATATAGGTGTTCTAAAATTTCTTCCGCGACACGGTAACGCCTTGCGATTCCCTTTGTCTCATATGTCTCAAGCGCCCAGTGCGCGCGCTCCAGCCGTTCCTCGACTTTCTCCTGGCTCCAACCACGTGCGACTAGCCGCTCAACCCTAGTCTGTAGCGGAACGTCTAGCACGCGCAGTTCCAATTGGCGGTCCTGCAGCGCGGCAAGCTCGCAGAACCCGTCAGCTGGCCACTGTGTCATTATCATCGCGGCTGAAACATCTCCATCATATGCATCCACTGCCGCCTGATAGCTCGCGAGCCACTCACTGAAGGCGCCCACATTCTGCCTAGAATACCGCACCCAGCCCACACGCGCGTACACAGCCACATCCATGTCAATGAGTGACCGCGCCCGCTGACACAACCAGGTCTTTCCACCAGCATTGGGGATGAAGCATACGACCAGCTTACGCCTTACCACACTCGCCTTAGACTCACGCCATACATGCAGTGCATCACATTCAGCATGCACACTTGAAGACCAGGCCCGGATGGCTGAGTCCAACTGCTCTACGCGCTCACGATTCTTTTTGACGACATCAAGCGCGACCCACCTGCCACGCGCCACCGGATCCAAGGCCTTCATGAGATCAACTTCCGCCCCGCATAGCTTATACAGGTACGCGTCAATTCCGATCCGCGCGAGCTGTTCTTCCTCTGTCACTGGACGCCTATTACACGTCAATGCACGCGAGAGTGTCACTAGCTCACGGGCACCAATAGGAGCCTCAAGCTGCCTAGTCGTGACAGCTTCGAGCTCAACGATCCTTTCAGGCCAGATCGCACGGCACCCATCCCGCAGACTGCGCTGCCTATAATGGTGCGCTGCAGACCCAATGGATTCCATCTGCAGATAGTTATAGTATTCCAGTGCGCGCGTCGGCCGCAGCTGCTTTACGATGTGTCGCACCCGCCGCATCCATGCGATAGTCGCATGATTGGGCCACACACGCGCCGGTTCCGGCTTAGACGGAATCGAGGGTGGTGCTTCGCTCCCCGCACTCGTGCCCCGCCACAGAGGATGGTCACCAGCAGACGCAAACTGCCACCAGCCAAGTTTTTTAACTACGACGTCAGGACCATCTTCAAGAGTTGGTCGAACGACCATGAGCCTGTTGATGAATGCACGTGCCAGCAACTGCGCAGTGCGAAGTTCCATCCCGCGAGTGACGCACTCCCACCAGTTGTCACTAACAGAGCCGATTACACTATCAAACCACAAGCCAGGCTCGACATACCAATTCCCACTCGCAAGAGTGGCCACTATACGCGCTATGGGTCTCAGCGGCACCATGTCTCCAAGAGCAGCCCGCTGCAGATATGTGTGGGTCATAGCAGCACCAGAAAATTCACGCGCAACGCCACGCACTACATCGATTGGACGCAGCGCACCCGCCTCTTGCTTCCAGGGATTCAGTGTCAACCCAGCGAACCTCATGCCCCAGAGATAAGCGGCACTTTCATGCAGCTCACGACACATTGTGTCCTCATCATCACCCGTCCAGTTCTTGTACCTGAAGTCGACAGTCCAGCCAGCGAACTCAGCATTCCGGATGCCTATCTCCATATATGTTGGATGCAGGTAGTTATGGTCCATCAGCGTAGCTCTCGCCCCACTGTAGAGCCCCGATGTGCAGCGCTCAAAATCACCTGCCTGATGCTTCAGGTTGGAGTTGAAATGCCCCACAGCCATCCAGTATGATGCCAGCTGCTTCTGTAGTCCGACTTCAGTCGTGTTCAACCTTGCCCAGGCACGTGCCCTAGCCATGGAAGCCTCAGCCAGTTCCCGTTTCGAATGGAAAGTGCAGAAATTCGGATAATCAACACTAAGCCATGAGCCACCGCTGCGCATGCTATCATCATGCACCTGCATCCACTCGAGAACATTTACAGGCATCTGCTTGCCAGAGGCCCCCTGCATGTCCATCGCTTTCTCCAAGTGCGCCAACGCGAATGCCTCCACAGTGTACGAGGAGTCATTGTTGGCGTGGAGCGGCCGGTTCTTCATCCCCGGCTCATTCTTCGTACTACATCGACAATGCGTGTCGGGAGTCCGGAACAATAAATCCGAAAACCATTCATCAGGGAGCAGTTCCACAACCGCCTTCTTCTTTGGCCTGTCTTGTGGCCTAAACTGTCTATCAGCCATCAACAGATCCTGACACTCCTTCCGATGCGTCGATGCTCCACCAGGTGTAGCATGGTGCCGGGCTGCCCACCACATCTCAGCATCCTCACACTCGCGATCATTGGCTACTGCGGCGACATGCTCGGCAGCGAGCACATCCATCCGCTCCCGAGCGATGCTGACGTACTCGTCGTACGGCTTCTCACCCCAGATGGCAAACTTGGGGGCCCACTCAACACGCCTCTCACGCATTTCCTTTCCCCAATCTGCTGGTTCATCACTGCGTGCAGTCACATTCATGAGATTGCGCAGCTTCAGTACATCCGGCCCAGCGAAGTTGCCTGCTATTAGCGACCGCCCCACTAGCTCCAGCGAGGGTTTGATCACCTCGATCCACTTTTCCACAGGTACTTGATACCACCCGGCCACAATGCACTCCGTCAACAAGTTGTGCCCAAGCGTGCGCATCGTCAGCAACACGGCCGCGACAGCCCATTCTGGGGCTGCGCTTATCTCTATCAGGTATTTCTCTTCCTCGCGGAACTCCCACGCTTCATTGAGCATGTCGAAATGAAGACGCACTGGTGAACCCCCAACCCAAAGCTCAGGCATGCGTTCCCCACGATGTTTCCTGTCTGCCTTGCTTTCAGCCGCCACATCGAGATCAACACAGCGGTAAATGCACTGGAAATTGGATGCCGAGGCGAGTGAGGGCGACCTGTCAACCATCAACGCTGACAACGTGACATAGTCCAATGCGTCTAGCCAGCCCTGGTACCATGCATATCCAACATATCTACGCGCACAATCTGCTCCACAGTGGCGACACCCTCCTCTGCTGGCACTTCCATAGGTGCTCTGGAGCCACCAAGGGGAGGCCCCCCAGACTGCGATCCCGAAGATCCAGCTTCCATCCGCTGGGCGGGCGCATCCCCAGTTTGTGGGATACTCGACGTGTGCACATCTTGGGCAAGATGGGGTGAGTTGTCCACACCTCCCTGTGTTGAGCGCTTCATCTTCCCGGCACGAGTAATTTTCACCCGAGCACTCCGCGATCGGATGTCCGATCCCTTCAACCCCGTCGCACCAACACCATTCGATTCCTCGCCGGAGGCTTCCACAACGCTGAAATGCTCCGTATCGGCGTTCGATGGCACTCTGGCATGAGTTGCTCGCCCCACTCTTGCGGGCGCCTGCGGCGCCTGCTGCTCTGAGGTCGGCCGCCCCGCTGCTACCCACAACGCTTTCTCCCTCGAACCGACGTTGCCGATCAGCCTGCTCAGCCTCCCGCTCCTCGACATTGCTTCCGTTAGCTCGCCCAGCTTGGCTTGATCGCCACGCAGCGCCCTTGCCCAGTCGCGTGACAGCTCGCCCTTCAGTCGCCGCTCCTCGTCCTTCGTCATCTTCTCGCTGTCCGCCTGAGGCCCTGTCTGTTGTGTCCTCTCCCCTATGCCCTTCGAACTCAACTCGACTATGCGATCTGCAGCTGCCCGCCGCATCTCCATCTCCACAGCTGGACCCGCTGTTGGAATCGGCAGCCGAGGAAGTGGGCGCGGAGGCAATTTCACCGATGCCGGAGTACCCTGACTCTTGGTGGACACAGCTGTCACCAGCCGCTTCCCACGCTGCGAGCCTCGACCGGCACTGCTCCCGGATCCTATCGACGGTGGCCTGATGACCTCGTACCGATTCGAGCCTGGCTTCTTCGCGCTCCCCCGCGCTGTGGAGGGCCCCGCGCGCCGACCGGCTGGCCCAGCGCGCGAGGACGTGGGGGTCATACCTTTTGCCTGGGTGGCCGCTTTCACCGCTGCCTTGTCCTCATCGGCCCGCTGCGCTACGATGTGTGCATCACGGCGTCGTGCATCGTGCCGTCCAGACCGCGAGGCACTGTCAGCGTGTATGTGCTCAATGGCCTCCTGCTGCAATGCCGCTACACGCGCTGAGAGAGTTGTCCAATTCAGGGTCCTGGCCGAATCAGGTTCACGCCCGTACTTCCACCGATCGCCGGCTTGCACAGCATTCAAATACATCGGCACGTCAAGTTCGTTTCCAGCGCGTTCCCACGTGCGCCACGCTCTCCTCCGTGCAACGGCCTGCGGTGGAGCATCACCATCAGAATTGGCTTGCGCCTCTTCCTGGAGTGCAGCACTGACTTCACCGTGGGTCACTTCAGGATGAGCCGTCAACGAAACAGCCAACGAAAAGAGCCCGCCTGGAATCTTCACCAGTCGCGCGCGAGTGTCAGCCTTCACGCCTGAGCATCGGAACTCAAGTTCTTGCAGTCCCCGGGCTACGCGCCACACGCCCGAGGTCAAGCGTGCACGTGTGTCCATGGGTAGATACTGCACGCATCGCGCATAGGTCTCGAGCGCGTCGACAAGCCCCTTGTCCAAGATCACGCTCAGGATGTGGTCTGGTCTCGAGACACCCTCACGAGCGAGCCCTGATGCTAGCTCCGACATCTCGCTCCACCACTTGCTTGCCCCAGCTATTTCATCAGGCGGCTCGATGGCCTTGGCTTCAGCAGCCTGTGAGGCTGACCCCCATGCCATTTTAAGATAACCACCCAGCTGGTCTGCCACGAATGCTAGTGCTTCAAGCGTCTGCGCCGCGTGCTCATGGGCGTCTGCATCGAATTTGATCTTGGCGATAGCCACGCGCTGAGATTCAGCATCAAGGCCACCAGCCGGCACTGCCTGGCCCGACGCTTCATAGGCACTGGAATAGACTGGCCCTAGCCACCTCCATGCACCCTCTGCAATAGACCGGAAGTCCGGCCTCATGGACGCACGCTTGCCCCAATTCTTGTCAGCGACCGGGGTCGGCCCGACCTTGGAAGGTGCAACTTTGTCTGTCGCTTCCTCATCCACGTCCTTGGCCTCCTCTTTCCTCCAAGCCGCTACGGTCACTCCATCCCACACGAGCCGAACGACTGGTTCGATAACCTCACCTCCACCTGCGGCACCAGTGGCCTCGTGGCCAACCCGGAACCGCAGGGGTGCGCCCCCAGCGGCATCTGGCTCGCCCCACACATAGCCGCCCTGTTTGTGCGTGTTAGCGAGATCAATCCGTTGCTGCACCTCCAGCGCCCAAGCAGGGAGTGTCCGGTCGGGACCCTCAACTTCCGGCGCCCGCCCGAGCGCTATTTTCCCCGCCGCATTGGCAGCCAACACCCGACGCTCCGAGTACCACGGGGCACTAGACACGTTCGTGCCCATAACATCCAGCCTGCCCAAATTGCGAGCATTCTGCTGTAGCGATGCAGGCGCTGACTTGCCCTTCTGGCCAGGGGGCGCGGGAAGAGCAGGATATTCATCGTCACTATTCCCCTCAAACTCCCTTCTCCAGGCTGCCCCAACATCCACATCTTCAGGCAGATTGAGCAGGAATTGCTGCCCAGCCTCACGCGCCTTCAGGACAAATCCAAGCGCTATAGGATCGAGGACTCGAGCTGCAACGCCCCACTCCCAGTACAAGTTGTTCTCCAGCGTATGATGGAACCCAATCGGGTAGTCTGCTCTCCCCTTTCTCATCATACGTTCCAGATCGAAACCCCCCGTTACCATCAGCCCCCAGACACGGTCGCAGTCAGCGTCGAAGGTTGCCGGGGTTGTGGCCCCAGGCTCGTCGCCTGCGCTTTTGAGCCGCCCATATTCTCGAGAGAGTGTGGCATACTGGTTCCAGTCTTTTTCAGCCCAGGCCCGAGCAGCCAACTCAGCGATTGCATCGAGCGCCTCACCCCACGTCGGAGTATCGTGGACAAGTTCCTCATGCGCTGCAACTGGAGAGGCAGCCCGAGGCGAAGCGGTAGTGTGTGACCCAGACCCATCAAGGGTCCCCTCATCAGCACTCGAACCACCACCAGCGTATGGGCGCGTTGTGGCAGGCTCCCGCGGCAGGGGCGCGACCGTGATGGGCACGGCCGCGGTGGACGCAAGCTGCTCCGCGAGCCAGTCCTGATCAATCCCAACCTGATGATTGTGGGTCACCATGTAGTTATCGATCTCCTTGACCAGGCGAGCTGCCTGCTTAGGCGTAGCCTGCAGCCGCTGTTCTGTGAGAGTTTTCAGGACTGAACGCACACTCGACAGAATGCGCTTCCCGGTCTCCTCAGAGTATGCCCCCACTTCCGCCGCAGCACTGAAGGCCCGCGAGGTTGGTGCCCGGGATGGTCTGCCCGCTGACAAGCCGTGGACGCTCCGCATTTGCTCATGTTCCACTTGGGCGTCACGCGCCCTCTCAGCTTCACGCCGCGCGCGCCGCGTCTCTCGCTCAGCACCAATTGTGGTAGTAGGCGCAAGCAGCGGTTCCGCGTCACCGCCTGGTGGCGCGGGTTCCGCTGCCGGAGAGGGCGCGCCGGGGAGATTTGAGCCCGCGCCACCCCCCACAGCACCACCTCCCCAGAAGCGTTGTCCAGGCGCAGGCACACCATGACCCGGATGCTGCTGGGATGGCAAACCAGCCGAGCCCGGGGGTGGCGGTCCAGCACCACCCGGCGGGGGCGGTGGCACACCGCCCGGCAATGCGGCCGGGATGTGGAGCCGTCCTGGATTCACGACCACGTTGGGCATGTCCAGCTGCCACCGCCTGTGGAATATTTCCGCTGATGGATTGGCTAGCTCGATAGCTTTCACATGAGAAGTGAGTCGCACAATGGGCTTCCAAACGACCCCCTGCGAGTCAGGGTACTTGAAGAACTCCTGATCCATGATGTTGCCATCAAAAGCGCGATGGACTTGTGCGGGCTGGACGCGATTCAACCCCGCAGATGTCTGCCCGAGCATGTTCATCTCCACGGCCTCACTCTGCAATAACGACATCACACCTTCAGTGTAGCTGCGTCCCCCAATGATGTTTTCCACCATCAGCCACTCGCGAGTGTTGACGACCCGTGGCAACGCCAGTGGCATGAGGTATGCCCACAGCAAAGCCATATCAGCGATGCGCGAGGTGACACGCAACTGCTCTGTCCACTGCACATTATACCCGATCCGCCCCTGCAGCTCCGTGAGGCAAGCAGCTGGGTCAAGTGGTGCCGAACCGAACCATACACGTCCGAGTTCACACGAGCCAAGCTGCGCCCCAACATGCTGCATGTGCCGCATTGCGAGGACACCGTCTCCCATACGCACAAAGGCATTTGAGAATGCATGCAGATCCTGGGCATCTGGAATCCCCAACTCTACGTACCTGAGCATCCAGTCCCAGATCCACTTCCAGTATGCAATGTTGAGCATTTTGCTCTGCTGGACGGACACCGCTGCTAGACGCTTCCACTTCGGCACCACCCGATCCACCTCGGTGGCGCGCTCTTCGACCGACAGCAGACTTATCATTCCGAGGGCGCCGAGCCCGCAGACAGGGAGTGTGAGCTCAATCCCACGCGACATGCACACTGCGGAATACCTTCCCCCGTGTGAAGCTCCCCAAAGGTTCAGCCACTCTATGGCCTCGCGGAAGTGGTCCACAGCCGAAAAGCGTGCAAGCCACACCACAGACAGCTGCCATATCTCATACGACAGCATGTTGTTCAGGTTCACCACGGGATGATCAGCCCAGGCCCCATGCACCAGGGGTTTTAGATTGTCAATCCGGGGCCAGAAAGCACTTGCGACATGCGAGTCAGGCGTCACCTCTATCGGGTTGGCCGGTTGACACAACAGCCACAAGAAGTTCAGCATTTGTGCGTCCTGAACTTCGGAGCCACGGGGCCGCCAAGCCAACCAGTTCACCCCCTGGGCCCCACGCTCGACTGCATCCCGCAGCGCGTTCACATTGTCTACATGTAGACCCTGGTTGTAGTCGCGGTGGGCGCGGCGTGGATAGTTGCGTAGGCGAAGCCCTCCCGCGACGCCCGCGCGCCTGGTCGATTCCCCATGCAGCGCAGTCAGAAAGAGCGCAGCCATGCGCCATGCTATTCGCACGGCATTCGTCTCTGATGAGGATAGCGTCATGATAGGTGTCACCAATCCCATATCATAGGCCACGGCCGTCTGACCGAACTCAGCAACAAGCGCATTCCATGCTTTAAGCCCTTCCTGGTCGCGCGTCGAGGCACACAATGGCGAGAAGAGTCCTTGCACAACAACGGTGCTGGAGCCCCAGGTGCAGGTGCCTACCTGCCGCCATCTCACCTCGATCGGATGGTTCGGCGTTGCCCAATTCCAATACCACCGCCGCCCGAGGACATGAGTGCCAAGGACGGCCCGATCCACGAACGTGTAGAGGGTGGCGCGGTCGTCAAAGTGCCCGTTAGTCCCATGTCCTATCCGGTCATAAGCGGGGACATCGGCCAAGGCCGCGTCGCCAGCAAGCCAGCGAGCATCTTCTTCTTTTTCCTGCAGCATGTCGATGGTGGGTTCGACACGCATCACGGCCTCCCGGTCAAGGGGTGCCGGCGTCATGGTCAGTCTGATGCTAACCGCGCTTTTTCGATCCAGATTTCGAGTCTCAACAAATGATTCCGGGACTTTGCCAGCGTATGGCCCAGTCAGGTTAGTGACGTCTGCGCGAGCAAACTCACCCGAGTTGAACAGTATGGGATATTGATGTAATGCCATGCCAAGTTGTTCAAAAAATATACCGCCTCCCCAGACGCCCAGCGTTTCGCAAATGCTCCTCAGCAGGGTATTGTGGCCTCCGGGAAAAAACCGTCGCCAGCGACGTAACAAAAAACTAACGCCCGACCGAGC